TAGGGGCATGTCTTCAGTACTTCTGTCGTCGTCAGCTTTAAATATTCTTCGCTCATTATTCACTCCGTAGGGTTTGGCGCATATTGGCAGGGTTGCCATGTCTGGCAGAAGTCGAGAGACATTTGATTTTCAATGCCAAGCGTGGCATAGCTAATAAAGCAACCCTTTCTCGCCCGTGTCGAATTTAATGCACTCATGCACTAGGTCGGTAAGCGTATCAATGCCCTCAAAATCTTTGAGCCTCCACGGCGCTCGCAATATCTTACTGTCGCCCAAAGAAAAAGCTCTTTCACAAGCCTGAATTATTCGCCCGAAGCCTTCTAGCTGCCCATCGTAGTATTCGAAACACCCATCTCCAGGCTGCCACTCCATACCGGCGCCATTGCAAATATCGATCAGGCGTTCTTTTAGTTTTTTCTTACTTATCACTGCTGGCTCCTGGTTGCTTGCATTACTAAGCGGCCTTATACGATTCGCCGCAGAAGGGGCAGTAAGAAGCAAATACCGGCACTGGCTTTTTGCGCACGGCTTTGTCAGCTTTTTCGGTTTCAACGCTAGTCGTCCCAGCGCCCAGCGTCATGTCGCTACCCAAAACAAAAGGAGCCTTTATTTTAGTATTTAGGTTTTTTTCTTCTAGCTTGCCGTTAATAACACTAATACAGTTACACATAATTTATCCTTTTCCGGTGTGGGCGCCTGCTTATTTGCGCTGTTAGGCGGAGATCACGCTAAAGGTGAGCTTCCGCACTTCCCCTGTTGCAGCATGCTCTTTGAAATAACGGTCTGCGCAGTCCATTTCCTCGCCGATTTTGCAGTCAACCAGCTTTCTCAGGCTGTTGTAATACGTCCGCTTTCCGTCTTCGGTTACGATAAAGCCGTTTTCAATCCGCTCAATAATCAACTCAAGATCCTGCATCGCTAGCGGGTTTTTCAACGTCAGCCCGCCAAGATCGCCAAGATCGCCAATTTCGCATTTCAGCCACGCTTCAAACTCGGCATCGGCGTGCTCGGGTAGTTTGTCGCGGTCTATATCTATGGGTACTTGCATTACGCCTTTCCTGTTAGTGCCTTTACCAACTAAGCCCCAGTGAAGGGGCTTGTCGGAGATTGTCAGTCTCTAGGGGCTTTCTCCCTGCGATTGCATTTTTCCGGCCTCCCTGGTGTTGGCTATGTGACAAGGTTAAATTGTGTGGCAGAAACAATGCCTTTAATCGGTATTTGATCTTCTGTGAAACCGTCATAAACGGAGTCAATCATTGCGCTAAGAGCTTGGCGAGGTGTTATTTCTCCCTCTTCGTGGCTTGTAGGGAATTCATAAATTGCGTGGCCGCGCTTGTCATCACTTTCCCATGCCAAAAAATATGTTTTCATTTTTTATTCCTGTTAGTGCGCTGTTATGCGTGTTGAGCGCAAAGCTCACAGCACCTTGAATTTTTCTGGCTCTCATATGGCGGTGGTATAAATTCCTTGCCGCAATCAAAACACTCTCTTTCTTCACTCAATTCTTTTGGGTCGCAAACATTGCAGCCACTACACCCTCTCGCCGCACACTGAAATACCGTTCTTTTTTGGCTCATCTCTCACTCTCCAGCATCATCACCCAAGGCCAAGACACCTCAATCGCACGCCATATTTCACCAACACTCAGCCCCAGGGCTCGCAGGCGGTGGTATTCGGGGGCGGTCATAGCTCGCCTTCCTCGGTCGCACACGCTCGGCAGCACCTTGGGTAATCAACTGGCTCGCTATCAACATAAGCGCCGCAGATCACGCACAGGTCGCCGTCGAGCATCATGTCAGCTATGTCTCCCATCACGCAGCCACGCTGTAATTGGCGTTAAGAATTTGATCTCGTGTTTGATCGACAAGAATCTTAAATTCTCCAATACGGTCATCAATCATGTTGAATTCGCTGGTCAATTTGTCCGGCTCAATGCGATGGGTGAACAGTTGTTTATCGGTGGGGAATTCTGAGCAATAGCTAACAAAGTCCAGCCATTCACGCGCAGTAAATTTTAAGTTGCCAATACATTGCCATTTGTACGCAGGGTCAAGCGCCTGTCGCTTAATGTTGGCGAAGTGGACAGGGGCGATGACAGATTTGATCTCTATAGCCCCATTGTTAGAAACTAGCCCGTCCGGCGAACAGCCGACAAAGTCGGTGCAGAAAAAGCCACCGTTACTGACTTCGCAAAATAACTCATCCTCATACATTGCGCCCGCAACAGGCTCTTGCTCGTGCCCCCGCTCCATATGGGCATTGCTGTAAGTGCTCGGTATTGGCTTCCCGGTAATTTGCTCGATAGCGATATTTACTGCGTATTTCTTGGCGGGCTCGCCGAAGGCTTTGCCGTGGTTGGCCATAATGGTGCCGAGCTTTGAGCTGGTTAGGCGGCCAGCCCTAAGCTCAAGCCATTCGTCCGTATTTTGCTCTACGTCAATAAATTCAAACTTCATTAGAGTCGCTCACTGGTGTGGCTGCTGCGCTAGCCTGTTGCATAATGAGCGCCTGATTTTCTACGCTAATATCCGCTCGCTTGAGTACCGCATCCAGATTGCCGTCACGATTAAACGCTGCAATCGCATTACCCCAGGCTTTTGTATTTTCCGGCGTGAGTTGGCGCTTCTGCAAGGCGGGTGCTTGGGGTGATATGCGCAACCCTTCCATTGTTTCCCGGCCAAAGCGAACGTCAGGTTTAACGTAGATGGTCACGGCAATATTCGTCCAGTCATCAATGTAATGCGAGCCGGTTAAGTCCCTCATTATTTTTGAATTGGTAGCATTCAATATCATTGGCTTTAATGGCTCACCGGGGCGTAGTTCTCGCTCAACAAAATGCGCGGTGTTGTGTAAGTCTTTTGACTTTTTTGTCTGGTCGATCAGTAGATCAACCCTAGCAATGGTTAAGATGGTCGGCCCGACAATATCGGCGCTTGATAAGTAGGGCGAGTTAAACGCCTTGCGGAAATGGGTTTTGCCTTCATTGCTCATGCTGACTGCTCCTTAAACATGCGGTCAAAAGTAGCATCAAAGTTTATGGTGCTGGGCTGATAAGCCGGCGTCGGCGTCGGGTCAGGCCACGGCTCGCCGACGCTGTCTTTGGCCTTGCGCTTAAAGGCTTTAATTATTTTATTGACGAAGTCATTGCCTGACTGCTGTATGTCTCTTGCGTTACCCGTTAGGGCTGCGTGTTGAAGTATTTCGCAGAAGCCGACCAGCTCGTCATGAGCCTCATCAATAAACAATTCCCTGCATTTAACTAAGCACTCGAACTCGTTTTGCACTGCTTGAGTGTAGGTAGGGGAGTAGTCTAGGGCGAAGCCTGATGCTCGGTCATGCCTTAGCTCTTCGGCTGAAACTCTGTCTATCTCGCTCATTGTGCTTGCTCCCTTGGCATTGCAGGGAGGTCTTTATAGCCTGCGCGTTGAGCGATCACACCTATTGCCATAAAGCCCTCTGTCATTGCGTCAATACGGTTGCGTCCGGCGGCAATAAATCGGCGGCCCCTGTAACTGCCAGTGCAAAGCCATGTGCCGTGGCTTGTTGGTTCTGTTTTCATGCTGTGACCCCATAATTATTTGCTTTCTACCAACAGCGCGTTAAGTCTTGGTGCGTGCTGGGCATGGGGTAAATATTAGTAAAACGCTTTCACTATGTCAACAGTAAAACGCTAACAAATAGTGAGAGTTAGTATTTTTATTGAACTTAATTCGTCTTTATCTTTTTTGTGAAGGGGGGTTGAGGCCGACTGACGCGGGATTTTTGTTCTTTAGCGGCACTGCGCAGATAGGGCTTTATTTTGCGCGATTAGCGGCAGGACGGGGCTTCGCTATGGCTTGTTGCTTTTAAACGGATTTACCGCGCTTGAGAAGTCGTACCCGGCAGTGCTTTTCTCGACAGTAGCGCAATGCTTGCGAGCTACTTGTATTGCATGCTTGCCGCTCAGCCCTAGTCGCGACACCATCTTCAGCGCGCACTCCTCACCTGTTGAATAACTATGGCGCTCGTAATAGTAGGAGCCTGAAGCAATCAATAGCACGACTATGACGGCCTTTATCGCACCTGAGTATTTTGCGGATCCCATAAGCTCCCCTTATTTCGCAAAATTCAAGATCATCATTATTAGGTTTCTTTCCGTCTGGCTTAGCGCCTCAACGCGCCGGGTAATCGCATCGACGCTAGCCGTGTTGTCTCTCAACCACCAATCTGCACTCATGTTGAGCACCTCGCAAATCGAATTGACCTCGTCAACGGTGGGGCTGGAGTCATCACGCTCTAACCTGCCCAGCCTGTAGGCCGACACAGCGTGCTCCTGAGCTTCCGTTAGGCGGGCTAGCTCAGTGCGCGTCCGTATATTATTTAGCATCCTTGCTCGTGACAGCCTATCTCCCGGTGTCACGGTAGTTTGCTAAAGGTTCAAAATATGGCCCTTTTAGCATGGAAAAGTCCACGCTCTGTACGTTATTGCGGCAGGGTATTGACAAGAGGGAGGAGATCAACAAAGGTGCTCATCCCCGCGCACGGAAAGGCAGTGGTAGTAGATATGGAAGATATTTCAGAAGAAGTAGCACGAACAATACTCAAGGCTTCACTCGCTGTACGTCAATCCAGTTTAGAATCTTTAGACATTCCGCTTCCGTTAGACCTAAAGCATCAACTTTGTCTTTATTTGGAGTCGGTGATGGCCGGGCAGCCCCGCCATCGTCAACACTGTAAATGTCAAGATGAAGCTCATCCATCCAGCCATGCTCTAGACCTAAAACTTTCTCCACCTTCCTTGCCGTTCCGCTCCCGAAGCTGCCAAGGCGGCCGCACAGCTGATTGATGTAGTTCGGCCCGTCATAGCCTAGCTTTTCTGCTAGCGCTTTTCTGCTTAGCCTGGTGTCGGTCAGGTATCGAATATTTACACGTCTTTTTTGATTGGCATCCATGGCTCTATCTTACAGGCAGCAAGCTGCCAACAAGTATCAGCAAAATGCTGTTGACCGCCTGAAAGCGTTTTACTATCATAAGGTCATGACTCCTAATCAATTCTATAAATCAAAAACAAAGCCAGAGCTGCTTGCTTTATGCGAGAGCGCTAAAACCTCGATTAACAACTTCAAGCAGATTGCCATCGCCAATGGGGCTTGCGGCCGCCGCCTAGCTGAAAGGCTTGCCGCTAGCTCTGAGGGGGAAATGACGGAGCTGGAGATTCTTTACCCAGAGCGATACGAGCCCATAAAGGGGAAGCCCGCCTAACAATTTCAGCAAACACAAAGTCACGAGCCTCTCCCAATATCTATGATCGTGCCTTATCAGTTGTTTGCGCCCAGCCCGTCTGGGTTTTTTATAAGCTAGCCCGCGCCAATAGCAACAAAACCACAGGTAGGTAGCATGAGTTTATTAAGCCAAAAAGAACTTGCAAGCGCGAACAAAGTGGAGGCAAGTCTTTTGCAATCACTTGCGAGCATCGGCCAGCGCCCGCTAGCCGACAAGCTAGGGATTGACGAAAGTGTTATTTCTCGACTCAAAAACCCCGATCAAAAAATGAACCTCCGGGTGATCGCCTCGATGCTGTCAGTGTTGGGGTTGAAGGTTGTATCTGCCGATACCGAGGTTGTCTGTAGCGACGAACTCCACTTTATGCGTCGCACATTGATTAAATCCCTAATGGAAAAAGAAGGGATGGCGTTTGATTTGGAGTGCGCTAAGTGAGCCATCATTTTGAGCCGGAAGATGCAGTTAAGTACGGCTTAAATGCGGCTGTTATCTTGTCAAATATTAGATTCTGGGTTGAGAAGAACAAGGCCAACGGGAGGCATTGTCACGATGGCCATACCTACACCTATAACTCCGTGAGGGCTTGGGGGGAGATATTTCCGTACATGACAAGGGGTGCCATACGCACAGCCATAGATAAGCTCGTTGCTGCTGGTGAGATTGTTAAAGGCAATTTTAACCAATCGTCGTATGACAGAACTGCATGGTATGGAATCAGCGACTCCATTTGCTCAAATCAAACAATGGAAGTGGCGGAAAACGAAAATGGAAATGCTCAAACCAGACAACCTATACCAGATAGTAAACCAGATGATAAACCAGATACTGAAAACAAAGATATTGTCCCAGCTCAAAAACACGCCCGGCCAAAGAGATCAGAATTATTTAAAACATTTTATCAGC